TTGCTGGTCTAAAAGATAAAGGTCTTATGGGTCTAGGTATTCTTGCTGGTCTAGTTGCAGCTCCATTTGTAGCAATATCTGCATTTTTCACACAACTTGTAAAAGAAGTAAAGTTTTTAGATACACTGTTGAAAGGTGGATTAAGTAAAGCGTTTGCACCAATAAAGGCGTTCTTTAACAATTTAGGTACTAAATTTAAAGGAACTGGTCTAGGTAAAACAATTGATACATTTCTTGATACTGTTAAAAATCTTTTTAAGGTTGGTGATATTAAAGGTTTTAAAGGTCTTGCAATGTTTGAAGATTTGCAGAAAACATTTGGTAGAGCAACAAGACCTATACTTGGTGTTATTAATGGTATAAAAAGATTTGGTAGAAGAGTATCAAGAATCTTTCGTACAATTAAAAGTGGTCTTTCTAGTATGAAAGGTTTTATGAAAGGGTTTGGTGCAATACAAACTTTTGCAAGAACTGTTGGTACTGTACTTGGTAAAATATTCTTACCAGTTACCGTACTTATGACATTGTTTGATACAGTAAAGGGTGCAGTAAAAGGTTATGAAGATGATGGGTGGTTAGGTGCATTAGAGGGTGGTCTTTCTGGTCTTCTTACTTCTATTATTGGTATGCCTCTTGATTTACTAAAAAGTGCAGTTGCATGGATGTTGGGTATGTTTGGTTTTGATGAATCAGCTGATGCACTCAAGTCGTTTAGTTTCTCCCAGTTAATTACAGATGGTATTGGTGCAGTCTTTGATTTTGGTAAGAAAGCATTTGCATGGTTTGGTCAGTTATTTACAGACCCAGTAACAGCACTTAAAAATTTATGGACAGGCCTTGTCGGTGAAGGTGGTTTCCTTGACCTTATTACCACACCATTTAATCTTGCAGTAAATTGGTTATTGGGATTATTTGGGTGGAGTGACCCAGAAAATAAATTTAACTTTTTAAGCACTGTTACAGGCGCATTTACTATGGCAGTTCAGTGGGTAAAAGATTTATTCTCATGGCCTGAAGATGGTAATGTAGGAACAGCAGTAACTAAGTTTATTGATATTATTCTTGCACCATATAATCTTGCAGTTAATTGGTTAATGGGGTTATTCGGATTTAAACCAGAAGATTTTGGACAAGAAGGTGAAAGTTTCTCAATTGGTAAATTAGTCGTTGATGCAATAAAAGGTATCTATGAATGGTTTAAAGGTCTTCTTGATATTGATGTTGGTGCAATTGTTTCAAGTATTCCAGGCGCATCAACAGTTCTAAAAGCACTTGGTATTATAGATGAAAGTCCAGCAGAAAAAGCAAAGAATATAAAGACTGCAATTGCAGAAGCACAAAACAGAATAACAAGGTCTGAAGGTGGAGAAAATGTCTACTTTGGTCGTGAAGGTGTTGGTCAGTCTGATGATAAAGAAGAAATTGCATCACTACAACAAGAACTATTAGAATTACAATCACAAAACAAAGGTACAACTATCATTAATCAAATTGATAACAGTACTAATAATAGTGGGAATTCTAGTAATCAAACACTTTCATCAACACAATTGGTTGATGGTGCGGCTCCGGCTGGTGCTAAAATGGATTAAACCATACCTCTAGTTTGCATAAACATCCATGTAACTCCACCAATAAACCCAAGTATAACTACCATAAGTATAACTACCATAATAGCTTCAATGACTTTCCTTTGTCGTTCTTGTTGGTCATAGATTGCTCTCTGACGTTTTTTCCTAATATCCCCTTCAGTAGCTAAGAGCTCTTCCCAAGCAGATGGGCCTCTGGTAAATGAGATTATTTGTTTTAACTCATTCCTCATATCCTCTGCTTTTTTCTTAGCCATGAAGATTTGCATAGCTTCTTCTTCTACAGAACCAGCTTGAAATAACTTTTTAAATAGGGGGGGTTTTTTATTGTACTCTTCTGCCTTTTTGATATCACTTACAGCACCCATCCAGCGAGACAAATCTCCAGCCATGGATTCTATTTCTCGGCCAGCGGCAAAACCAGCTTTGATGGTATTGAAAGCTCCAGTTGCTAAGGCAACTGCTGAAATTGGGTCTACCATTTATTTGCACCTCTCACTCTCTCAAGAGTATTTATACAAATAAAAAAAGGGAGAGCATTTCTACTCTCCCTTTCACCTTACCTAACCGTGGGTATGGACGGACTTATTGAGTAGTCACCCTTATTCCTTAGCGAGTTTTTGGAAGTATGACATAGTGTCATCATCATCCTCTTCTACACTAGGAATGGTCGGTTGAGGTTCAGTTTTGAACTGTGGTGTTTCCACAACGTCCTCATCAATCATAGAGGCAGCAGATGCAGTAACAGTTCCAGAGAGAACATCATCAAGACGTTTCTTCAACTCATCATATGACTTGAAGTTAGTCGGTGCATGAAAATCTTGTAATGAATACTGAGTTTTCCATATACCATCAAGTTTCTCGTCACTGTCTGCAAGTGCAGTTACACTATCAAATTCAGACTTATCATAGTTCCAGAAACCATCAACCTTGCGAATCTTCAACTTGAAGTTCGCACCTTCCCAGAAATCGAAAGGGTTAATAGGTGTTTCGTCTTCAAACTCTGGTTGCATTGAAGCCATAATCTTATCAAAGATTTTCTTACCATAACGAAATAGAAACACTTTTCCTTCATTCTCTGGGTGTTTTGGGTCAGATACTACAAAGATATTTGAGTAGTATTCCAACTTTCTCTTTTGCTTTCTAGCAATCTCTTTATCAGATTCAAGTCCAGTATTCCACAACGCAGAGTTGTGTTCTGAAACTGGGTCTTGTTTACCGATAGTGGTAAGTGAGTTCTCAATGAACCATTTACCAGTAGAGCCTTGGAAAGCGTGTTTGAACATCTTAATCCAAGGAAGTTCTTCACCATCTGGTGCAGGCAAGAAACGAATGACTGCTTGTCCAGTACCAGATTTATCTAGTTCTGGTTTCCACAACCTTTCATCCACATAGGATTTCTTTTCTTGAGGGGCACTTTCTGATTGAACTTGTGCTAGAAGTTTGTCCAACGTATTGGACTTGCGTAGAGTACTAACTGACATATTTTTCTCCTTATGTTAATATATGTAATTGTATGTTTAAATATTTCACTTTATTCATAATATAACCTTATTTATACACTAAAATGAACCCAAAGTCAAGTCTTTTTTCGTAATTCTTTCCAAGAATATTCAAAAAGTTTTTCTCCAAATTTATCAATCTGATTTGCAATCTGTTGAGTTTCCCATTGAGTATCTTTTGCACAACGCAAATTACATACTCTTGCGAAAGCCATCAGTGTACCAGACCAATACCATTCAGTGTACAAATTCTGTGGTAAAACCATTCTTGCCATCTCTGGTGCAACTTGTTCTCGCAACAAGTTTTTATAAGTCTGTGTTACAAACTGTATTGCACCGTCAATATTATATTCAATGGTTTCATCACTAGAACCTTGTTTCTTATTATCGGCTTTAAGTCTCCATTCTTTAGGTGTATAGAATTCTGGTTCGTCATCTACATACCTTCTGGATACTTCATTCCACACCAAACCGACTTGGTGTTTTACAAGTTGTCTTGCAACAAAGATTGGAGCTTTAATATGGAACTGCATAGATGCGTGTCCAAATGGACTCCAATGATTGTGTTTTGCAAGATACTTGATTAGTTTCTCATCTGCAAGTGAAAGTAGTCCTTCTATATGACCACCTTCTGGAATCGCTTCCCATTCCGATTCCTTTGCAAATGATACACGAGCAGCATTAACCACACTTAGGTCAGAACCCATCTTGTCAACCAGTTTGACTTGCATTTTCTCTCCTAACATGGTCTTCACCCTCTGCTCGTGCTTCTGCATATGTATTTCTAGTAATAAATGCAGCTAACTTACCATTACTAAACAATTCTGCATGGAACACTGGTGGGTTCGCATTAAGTGTAAATGCAGGCCCCTTATCCGATTGTGGGATAAGGTATTTTGCTTGGTAAACTTTGTAGGTCTTACCCACGGTTAAATCTCCGTGGGGGTTTCCTAAAGTTAGTCTTAGATGCAAGTTCCTTGCACCTTAAAGATAACTCATCATCTCGTTTTACGAGTTCAGCGTTATCAAACTCCAGAACTTTAATTCGTTTCTGAAGTTCCTCTACCTTGGCATGATAGAAATCTCTTTCTTTCATTACACCCAAGACTTTAGATGATTGGTCATCCATTTACAAATACTCCTTAATAGTTGACATTGTTATAATCTTACACGATTGTTTATCAAAAGTCAAGACAGAACTGTAGTTTTTTATAAGTTTTTTTTGTTCTTTCCAGACGTATTGTTCTTCAATCTCTTCATCCCAATACTTACAGAAATCTAGTAGTGTTTCTAATATACACATAGTTTCTAGACTTACTTTTTTAGCAAGGAATTGTTTTAACAACAAAGGGTGTTGTTTATCTTTGACATGAAATAATTCATCAAATACTGTTACATTTTTGAATAATTCATTTAGGTCATTCTTATAGTTATACTTTAAACTTTCAATCCTTTTACGATAATCCGAATAGTTCTCTTCACTAAAATTACCAACCCATGACTTAGGGTCTTTGATAAAGTTAGAGATAAAGAACTTAGTTACATTCTCTTCACTAATATATTTTCGTGCTACCTTTGCAAAGAATGGTCTATCCTTCCTTTTAAGATATGAGTTCACTGTAACCTTAGCTTTTCCATGATACTTTGTATAGTCATAGTCACTGTTAAAGTGTAACTTCAATGCATGATATATTTTATAGGCGTCAAATGCTTCCATGTTATATCGGCAGTGTTGCAACCTTTGGAAGATAGTTAAGGTTTCTCGCATCCACCTCAACCTTCTCTTTCAAAGATTTAGTTATTAGGGGTTTAATCATCTCTGGTTCTAACTGATACTTATCACAGTAATCCAATAATGCATCCATATATGATATTCCAGACTCTTGGACAGTTTTCTCAATTGATATAGAAAACTTCTTAGGTGTCATTAATTTTTCTTGTACTTCTTCCATTATTTCCTCACTGTGGTTTATTAATTGCAAAAGATATACTATACCTTTTTTCTCTTTTTGTCAAGGGTGTTACCATATGCATCATCCACACTGGAAAAAGTATAAGTAATGACTCTCTAGGAATAACAGATACGTCATCACCATAAAATTCTCTACTATTATAATTAGTTTTAACCAATGATTTAATAGTATACGCTGGGTCAAATAGTACTAATATACCATCACGCTTTGGGAAACCATTAATAATAGTTTTTTCCTCATCAAAATCATCTAGGTCATCAATTTTTTCTAAACCTTTTGGATAGTAAACTCCACTCCATAATGTATTACCACTTCCATGCATATGTGGTTTACTAAATCCACCAGCATTATCAATAATGTTCCCCCAAAGATTCGATACTGTAACAAATGGAGCACTTATCTCCGATATACCACTATGTTTTAAAACTGGTATAGAAGCTTGTAAAATTTGTTCTTTTAGTGTTACAAAACTATCCCATCTATCTTCCATTTTTGATAAAGATTGCCAAGATGCGTTATTCTTTTTAAATGTTGCAGTTTTACCATCACTATGTTCTTTTCGTTCTGTTTCCATATCCTTTATAAGTTGTTTATTTAAATCTTTGTTTGCATTACCAAAGTTAACATAACCTAAAGGACTAGGAAATATAGGTTTGAAATGAATTTGGGTCATTCGTGTTCTCCACCTCTATCCATAGGGTCTAACTTAATTCTTTTACCATTAAAGAACATACTTCTTGCACGGCTAGGTGTAGATGTAGGGAAATTGTTGAAAAAAGATGAGTTACGTTTTGCAGTTTCAAATGTCGCTACTGTAATTACAATTACAGCTAGTAATATAACATGAGCTATTGCACTAAATCCAAATACATACCAACTACCTATAAGTTGAGCAAAAGTTGCACACCACATCCATGCAAGTATTTGTAGTATCATATGTCTTGTTTGTAAATCTGGAATATGTCTCAATGGATTCCTATCCATATTCATCACACCATTCCATGCATCATATATCCATTCTCTCATTCGCATTTATCCTTACCTTGACAATCCACTGGGAAACAATCAAGTTGAATGTCATAATACTTGTTAGTATGATTTTTAGTCCATGAATTTTTATCAGATAATTGTTCACACTGTTCAAGTGTGAATTCTTGGTTCAATACATCTTGATTACCTATGTAAGTCCATTCACCATCACCAGTTAATCCCCACATAGAAATGACTAATACAAATAATTTTTCCATAATATCCTCTTCATAATTAAGTGGTGGTGTTTCTGTTTCCAAGTACACCACCGAAACTCAGTAAAATTAAGCTGCTAGAGCGTAATCTACAGGCGCAAAATTATCGTTTGCACTTATCAAGTTTGACCAATAACGCAGTCATCCGATAGTTCTACTCGCCTCTATTTCCGTCAGTCGAACCTATTTCACCCCCATCATAACTACTCTCACGCAGTGATTCACTATCTCATCTAAGAGTAGTTATGGTGGAGGTGGAGGGTATCGCACCCTCGTCCTGCCCGTCATTCGATTTGTATCATCAAACTATGATTCTATTTATACCAGATTACTCTTCAATTGTCAAGTTTAATTTTGACCTATTTGCAATATGTTCTTCTGCAATCTCATCTTTTGATTGACCATAATAACGTACTGCATGATGATTGTCAACCAATAACTGATTAATATTGTGTTCACCACCATACCAAATTTCTCCAAGAATACGTCCATACTTACCCTTACCATCTTTGAATGTTTTCAAAGATAGTTCACCAGCATTTGTCCATTTAGTTAGAAATGCAGATGCAGCTTTTCCGTATACTTTTTCTACTTTGTCAGAAGTTCGTGATTCTGGCGTATCTATTCCATACATTCGTATACGTTGTTTTTGCATCCAAACACCAAATCCCAAGTCAATATCAACATCAACTGTGTCTCCATCAACTACCCTAACTAATTTACATTTATACTCATACATTTATTTCTCCCATGTGACTTTTGTTTTATCTGTTGATGGAATATCATTTAATCTGAAGTTAGAACCACCAGCCACAATACAAACAAGTCCATCAGCAATAAACTCCACAACACTAAAAGTTTTAGTTTCCATATTTACTGCAATTACAACTTGAGTCCTAATATATTGTTTACCATCTTGTGCTGGTGCAATACCGTCACCAGACATATAAGGTTTTTCCCCAAACTTCTTATCAACTATTGTTAACATTTGTTCTGAAGACATACAATTAACTGGTTTCTTTGAGTTGTAATTCGGTTCACCTTCTGGTATTCCATTATTATCTGCATATGCATTTGTTGTTAGAACTAGTGCTAAAACAAATGTGCTAAATATCCGTTTCATTTTCTTTACCTTTTATTATGTTACTTAATGTTTGCATTATTTCTTTATCAACACAATTAATCATTTTAGGTGGTATTGTTTTTTCATATTTTTCATACGATTTATAGAATAAAATATCTTGATTATCTTGAACATAAGACACACATTGTTCTTTTGAACCAAATTCTAAAAATGGAATAAACAATGGTGTCTCTGGTTCTCCACCAGAATTAAGCTGCGTTGTCATTACGACTATTATGAACCACTTCATTTTCTTTTTCCCAATGCGTAGTGAAATCGTCAATCGCTTCTACTAGTAGTGGTAAGTAGTCATGTTTAGTCTTGATAAATTCTTGAACGATTCCATCTTCAGTTACAACTAGAATCACAATCTGGTTGATTTCAATTCCAGTTCTCTCTTCAAACATTTCTGCATATGCAGATGCTTGAATGTAATAAGATTCATTCCAATCATCATTTCGTTCTCTTGTAGAGGTTTTGAAATCAATAATGGAAGGAATACCATTGTATTCACCAATACAATCAACTCTTCCTGCTACCATATATTTATCAGAATATAAACCACACTCTTGAGACATGATATTGTCTACCTTTTCTTTTAAGTGTGGTTTGATTTGTCCAAATAAAGTATATGGAAGGAAGTTCTTTTTATGAGTTTCATCATCAAAATTATTATTGAGAAAGTCTTCGCACATATGGTGTACTTTCGTACCCCTTGCGGCCGCTGTTCTCGCAACATAGTTTGCAACATCATCACCAACTTTCTTTCTCCACGCCATTAGACCTTCCATCTTACGTCTAGATAGAACAGTAGTAATAGATGGGTAAAGTTTCCCATCTGGAGTTTCGTAGAAACGCTTGCGATTAACAGTTTTAGTAGAGAGTTCTGTAATCTCTATTGGGTTGTGTGTAAACATAATATATCCTTATCATTTAATTATAACCATCATACCATAACTCAACACACTTGTCAAGTCATTAAATAAGTTTCATTGCAGACTGTGTAGTCTCTGTAACCCTTCTTGTCCAACCTCTACCAAAAGTTTTAAAGTGTTTTAACTTCTCATAATACTCTTGTCTATCTGATTGGTATGTTTTGACAACATCTTCAATACCATGTTTATCAACATATGCATCAATCATTTTAAGTGAGTTGGGGCCGATACCACCATCAACTGTTGTACCAACAATCTTTTGAATAAATTTAGCAGCTCGTCCAGTTCCAGCATTAACTCCAAAATCGAAAATGCAGAGTGCAAGCGCTGGGTGAAGTGCATCACCTTTTACTCTATCCCAATATTCAGTTTTATAGATAGGTGCAACATCTGTTACTTCTAATCTTTTCATGTCTTTCGGTCTAAGACCATTCTTTTTACAGTATGCATCATAAACTTTTTTAGTTACGCCTAAGTTGGTTTCACCGCCTGGGTCGCTGGGATGATTCACATAACCGCCTTCGTGATGCAAAATAAGTTCTAAACAATGATTATATTCTTTGTTTATCATTTTCCTTGTCCTCTATATTTTTTATAACTACGTCTTTTACTTTTATTCATAGTAGACGTAATTGGTTTCTTTCCCATTGAAGTACCTTTTGGAATACTCTCATGGGCCGATTGAGTTGAATACATTTTAGCCATTATTGTTCAACCCCTTTCTTTGTTTTACTAATTAAATAACTACGAACTAAACCAGAACGAACAATATCACCAATATTAAATTCCACCGATTTGAACTCTTCCATGTCTGCAATAATATCTAAAAATCTAGGCATACCATCTTTATCAGAATTTTTAGTTAAATCTGATTGGAAGAAATCACCAGAGAAAATAATTTTACTGTCTTGACCTACACGAGTCATAATTGTATCTAACTCATGAAAATTTAAGTTTTGACATTCATCAACTATAATAATTGCATTGTCTAATGTAATACCTCGCAAGTATGATGTTGTTAAAAACATAACAGAACCTTGTGCTTTTAGTCTATCATACAACATTAAAAATGCTTGGTCATTTGCTTGTTTGAACATAAACTGTACCATGTTCTGATACGGAATTTGATATAATGCTGTCTTATCTTCTTCATCTCCAGGCAAGAAACCAATTTCTCTTGTGGGTACTGCACTACGAATTAGATATACACAATCATATGGTGTAGATGGGTCTAATACTTTTTCTAGTGCAAGGTACAAGGAAATAAACGTCTTTCCAGTTCCAGCAGCCCCATGAAGAAATAATTCTTTATTGTCTTTTTTAAATGCCTCAAAGGCAACTTTTTGATTATCAGTAATTGGTTTGACAGTTACTAAGTCATCAATTTTTACATCTTGTTTTTTTGCCATTAATCAATCACTCCATGTTTCTTTAATACTTGTCTAGTTTTTGTACTCTTAATAGATTCTTTACCATATCTATCTGAAACAGAACTGCCTGGGTTTGCTTCTGCAATCCTAGACATATGTTCTTTCCACCCATTATCATTCTTGACCATATCACCAGTTCCACTATACGACATTGCAAATAGTGACGGTAATTGTTGAATATGGGGGTTATCTTTTAAATACTTTTCTCTATCACTGATATGAAAGAACTCTTCAAACTCTTCACCAGTTTCATTATTTTTAAAATTATAAGTTGGCATCAATTTTCTCTTTTAGTCTATTTATCTCTTCTCCCAATTCCTTTACACGAACTAGAAGTTGGTGGTTTGCCTTTTGCATTTCTGCAATTTCTTTCATATACATATCTTCTCTTGACATATGAGGTTTTTCTGTCCAACCGCTCAATGCACCACCAATTTCAGTAATATCATCCATAGGGTCATCCATTTCTTTCTCCTGCCTTAATTTCCAGAGCATCCAATCATAGTACCGTTCTGGTTCTGGGTCATGTTCATGTACCATTCTGGTCTTCCTCTTTCTTTCCAAGTTGCAAACCTTCTCTTTGCAACAACATAAAAATTACGATACGCTTGTACAGAATCACCATCTACTTTACATTGTGGAAATTCTTTCATAGCTTGTGGAACAGGCGTACTACCCATTACACTAGATGGTATATTCTTAGGTGGTTCTCGTAACAACCACCAATTATCTTTTGCACCATGTTCTTTCCCATACCTATATGTATATTCCTCACAAATTAGTTTATAGTAAGTAAACATTAACATATAGTTTTCACGACACATTCGTACCCAGATATTAGTTGGGTGGTTCACATGACCAGCAAGATACAAGTCTCTATTCATCTTTCGGTCTGGGTGTTTCCACCGTTTAATCTTTGCACCACTTTTAGTCCTACCATAGTATAATTCACCATCAAGAACCCTATGTGCAGTACACAACATTTGTTTGTACTCTGTAGGCATCTTGACAATGTGTTTGTCACAATGGTACTCAATTGACTTAAATGGGTCTTCATCTAGGTAAAAGAAATTCATAATAATTTAATCCTTTGTAGTGTATCCAATACTTTTTCTTCATCTGCCCAACCGATTACATCTTCAGTTATTGGTGTACTATAACACAAATCTCCACCAGAGTCAAGTACTGCAATCTCATACAACCCCAGCTTACCACCATAAGAAGTAGAGTGTTGAACTATAGATGCACCATACCCATTATCAAATTGATATGTGTACCCCCATCCATCATGGACTTTACTTTTCTTTGCATAACCTCTTAACGTCATTTTTCCCACCTATAAAATATATGGTCTTCAATTTCAATTGTCCTTGTCTTGGTTTTTCTCCAAGCAGGGAATACATAATCTGCATGGTAATGTGTTGCACCTTCAGTTATATCAACAACAGTTATGTCACCATAAACTAAATCTGCAGCCATCTCATACAATGCACCATAAGTTGTTGGTTCATGGGGAGTATCATCCTTACCATCACAGTACCAGCTAAATTGGCAACGGTGACGAATTGGGTAATAATTTCGTTCACTGTCTGGAACATTCTTACCTTTAGTTTTCCATGATTCTCTGATAGGGCCTTGATGTACAACTTCACAAATTGTATTTGGATACCTATCATCTTTCACACGATTTAATACAACTAAACTTACTGCAAGTTGTCCAGCGAGTCCTTGACTACGAGCCTCATGATACATATTATTTGCTAAACAGACTGCTTGTTTATCAAGGTAGTCTGTTGTACCTTTTAATGTTACACCTACTTCACCAGCGGAAGCAGATATAACAAAGGTTGTTAAAAGTTCTTTAAGCACTTTTTTCTACCATAAATGCATCCAGATATTCTGGATTAGATGTTTGTAAAGTATAAACACTACCGAAATACTTTTCAAAAGTTCTCAGTAAATTTATGTAGTCACCAGATTTCATCTCATTCAAGATTCTATCTTGCATCTCTTTATCAAAGTTACTTTTTTTCATAGTAGCATTTGCATATCCCAGAAGGCAAAATGCATTACCTTCTGAACCATCTAAGTCTATCACAGTAGTAGATGGTCTACCTTTTGCTTGTACTGTCATTAAGCAGCCTCCAACATTGAGAAAGGTACATTATAACTTCTACCTTTCATATTAACGATTGCTCTGGTCTGATTGATTTTCTCAACAATCCCAGGCGTCTTTTTTGTTTTTTGCACAACAAAAACATTTCCACCAACTATGATTGCAGATTTTGCTTTCATAGTTTTGATATCTGATATCATACTCTGTACTTGAGTAAGTTCAGATATTGTTAGACCCATAAGTTGGTCGTTCACTTTTGATAAATTTGACATGATATAATCCTCTCTTATGTCGTTAAAATAATTTAGTTCCAACTTCAGCAGCACGTTGTATCTCAAACGCTTCTGCTTGTTCATTGATATGTTGGTCTTGCAATTCTGCATCAACCATACCAGTGAATGATTGTGTCAAGTGAAACCACTTGTTCACAAGAAGATTTGCAGCTTTTTGTTTTTCTGCATCTGACATTCTTGCGAGTGACTCGACAAATTGTTCTGCTGTAATTTTCATAATAACCTCTCTTTTTTCATCTTATAGAATCACTATACCATGTTCTGACAACAAAGTCAAGTACTTTCTATCATACAACCGAAAGTATTTTTCACTACAAAAGTAGTATTTGTACCCTCTGATATTTCATTCAGAACCATTTTTTCTTCCTCTGCATTACCCAAACATTGATGCAAAGAAACAATCTCTGGTTGTTTGTCTGATTCACACTTTACTATTGCCCAACCGTCTATCGGATTTCCTACATTGTTAAACATTATATTTCTCCACTTTCCCAAACTTGTAATGCAAGACCATCTTGCAATCTGTATGCTTCTTTCTCCCAAGGAAGATTGTAGTAAGTAGTTTTTGGGTTTACTTTTCTACCCTTCCAAGTAGCTGCACCGTACTGAACACATTCGTCAGTCATTTCATTTCTTGCATACTGTTTGACATGAATCATCTCATGACACACTGTGGTTACTAATTCATTGATACCCATCTTGCTATCAATCTCAATTTCAAAAGTACGGTTATCATCTGTCATTCCACAGAAACCAACTGCACCTTCTTTTTTACTGAATGTTCTAAAAACAACTTCAATATCAAGTGTTCTAAATCTAGGAAGTAATTCTGCTATCATTTGATGTACAGTAGTAATAGCGATATCTCTTTGATGCTTTTTACCACCTTTTGCACTCACAAAATTCATAGTCTTTTTTCTCTCTTTTTTCATTATATTATCATTCTATACTAAAAATGGAGCAATGTCAAGGGTTATTTTTTATCCTTATAAATCAAGGGTTTACAAGGGAAAAAATAGGGGGTAGCTTTGGACTACCCCCTAAAGTGATTCGCAGATATGGGTTTTTGAGAGAGAGTGAGAGGTTTTACCATATCTTTGAATCGTAGTAAACTATAACACTATTTTGAGGCAGAGTCAAGTCTTACATACTCATCATTCCAATTAAATGCAGTTTTAACTACATTATCTGAAAGACCTTTGTATTTTTGATGCAGAACTTTATCCTTTATACTACAAAGAACTTCTGCTTCATTTTTATGCAAACCTTCTAACATCTGAATGAACATAGATTCTTTTCTCATTCTAGGTGTTTGATTATCTGCACCTTTAATGAAGTGCCACAATCTTCGTGATTCTTGAGAAAGTAGAGTATGTTCTGTACCTTCAGGCGCTTCATTTGCTTTGTATGGAGTATCACCCTCTGGTAATACCCATTCAATTTTTGGGTCAAAAGATGCTTTAATAATCATTCTAAGAGCTTCGGTATCGTTTTCTCTTAGAACTGCAATCTTCTTATCTTTAGTTTTTGCATTGTTTACTTTTTGCAACACTTCTGATATAAGTGGTGTGTAAGTTTTTATAGGTTTATTCATTAGAAATCTCCAATATTTTCCATTAGGTTTTTTAGTTTATACTTTATAAAGTAATTTAGTAGTTGTTTTCTATCACCATTAGGAGTATCCACATAAGATTGAATACACTCATTTACTAGTTCTTCTGGAATATAGTTTAAATCTATTAGAGTTCTATTTCTATGAAAGTTTCTCATCATCTCTTCATTACAGAAATCTTTAGGTTCAAGTTCAATCCAAGTTTCAAGTTTTCTTTTTGAGATAGGTCTTTGACGAATCTCATCTACGAAAGTACTATCTGGTGATAAAAAGTTCGGTACTCCATCACTTCTATCACCTTGAAGTATATGTGTCTTAATATATGTAGTAGGGTCTTCACCATTAAGAAATTTCTTTTGAGTTGGACTGTATTGCGATACAAAATTATGTTGTTGCAATTGAATAAAGTCTTTGTCTCCAGAAAGAATTAGTACCTTCTCGTAATTCTTTGGTTCTTTTGCAACATGAAATACTACAGCTGCAATGATATCATCTGCTTCTGCTGTTTCTACTTGCAATACTTTATATGGGAAGTACTCTGTCAATTCGTCACGAATTAAATGCAGAGTATCAAATATAGAATTCCAATCTAATTTAGATTCTTTTCTATCTTTTCTACGACTGTATTTGTAGTTGGGAAATATTTCCCTTCTCCAGTTATTTTTAGAATCATAACACAATACTAATTCACCATACTCATCAGAGAATTTCCTACGATATCCTCTCAATGAATTTAGAACCATATGTCTTACTAAATCTGGGTCTACTTCTTTACGTCCACCAATCTGCACCATCAAATTAGATAGTGTGACTTGGTTCATATCAACTAATATCATCTCCGTCACCATCATCCTTCGATTGAGGAATACATTCGTCAATCTTGTTCAAATTTATTCTAGTCATTATTGTCTTATCATCATTGGTTTCAGTCTTTACAATTAAATCCATAAAGTGTTGCATAGGATGGTCAAACCCCATTTGTCTATAGAGAGCACTCTTAACTACTTCATTAAGGAAACTTATATCACCAATAAATCTATCCTTCTTAATATCAAATCCATTTTCACCCACATTATGTATGAGGTTAATCATTAGACCCTCTGCGAGATTATCACAAAAGTCCAAATCCTCAGTAACCCTTTGTGCATCCATGTCAATAATCTTGGGTGCATCTTTACCTTTATATGTTGTTGGAAATTTTATGACATTATCGCTCAATAGCCTAACTCCGTTTTTCTCTTTTCGACTTTTTTCTGGTAACGTCTTTTTCCTGCTGCTTTTGCTTTACGTTTCTTTTCACCTTTACTAGTGAAATGAGTACGTTCTCTTAGTTCTTGGAAGAAACCATCTTTCATCAGTTTCTTCTTTAGAACTCGCATTGCACCATTTACGTCAGATGTTACGTTTCCGTCTTTATCTCTAATCTGACGTACTGTTACCGTCATCCCCTCATCTCTTGGAAACTTTTCCTTCTTATGAAAGGGTTTCTTATTGAATTTATTGTATCTCATTTAACTCCTTAACCAGCGTCTATTATTTTATTTAGTTTGTCTGTCTCAGACTCTTTTACCTTGTTAACATCTGCATCAAGTTCTTTAAATGCTTCGTTAGCTTTAATCTTAGACATTAACATCTTATCCTTCTTTAGACGATTAAGAAGAATTTTCTGTGCTTCTTCATCAGAGTATTCCAACAAAACATACACACGATATTGCATACCATTAGAAACAATCTTTGATTCTTTCACACTATATCCAGCAACATCTACATCAGCAACAATATTCTTTGTTGCAGTAGAAATCTCATTTATCACAGAAGCATCTAAATCAGAAGAACCTACTTTTGTCATAAATGATTTCGTTACAGAATTCAATCTACCGTTGATTCTATCTGCAAGAATTGTCTTTGCACTAAGGATTGCAATATCCTTTGATAGTTGCAACTCTGGAGATAATGCAGTACCCACCGAATAAATTGCCTCTTTATTATTAGGCATTTTGGTGAACCAATCTGGAACTTGTTCCACTTGTTCTTGCACTACCTTTGCAGTGTGTTCATATGCTTTCTTTACTGCAAATGGAGTTGGTTTGGATGCACTGTCAATATTGCCTGTATTTGCACACGCTCCTAAGAAGGCACCCATAGCGCCTACCATAATCACATTTTTAATCATTACTCTACCTCTTTCAATTGGTTTACGATTTGGTCACGAATACCACTGTCTACAAATATAGCTTTAGTGGTGGTTGTAATTTGTGGATAATATGTAACCAATACTATTCCTACCACAATTCCCATAATAAATTTCATTAGTTAAATATCCCATACAATACTGCATCAATGAACTTCGGTTTATCATTCATATAATTACCATAGTAATGTGTTGGGTCTGGACTTGAAGTTGGTCTAATTGGTTTAAACAATTCTGCCATCTTTTCTGCCTTACTCTTTTTCTCCACCTCAACATACTTTATCAAAAGTTCTGGTGGAGTATCACACACATACTCAGTTTTTGAACTCACAATGTTACCGTCTTTGTACTTGACTATTTTTACATAGTCACAGTCTTGACTTGAATGTGCATCTGGTATAAATGAACCAAGTACCCATAACATCAAGACTGTTGCACCAACAATCCATAATAAATTTTTAATCATAATCTACTTTCGTTACTCGTTAATTTAGTCTATACTACCAAATTTCTTAGGCAGAGTCAAGTACTTTCTGAACAGCATCTAAAGCATCTCCATTGTGGAAACCACCAATGTGCCAATCATACTCTTCTGTAGGGATATATCCATCTTTCCAATTGTAGATTGTCGCTGTGACATAATTAAAGTCTTCACCGTATTCATCTTCATAAGGAACTTTGATATCCAATGTCCAATTTGCATTGACTTTTTCATAAGGACTTGCATCTATGTATGTGGGTTCTCCAAATACTTCGACCAATTTATCATAAGTTGTTTTTATCTTACCTTGTAGGCTGCTCCCACTGAAGGCTACTGTATCACTGTTTTCAAACTCTAACATTCTATTACCTCTCCTTTGTCAATCCAAACCAAGTTTTCTTCAAACAGAACTTCCCAAGTGTCCTTTCTCTCTTTCAAGTAGTCGAACATATAGACATTCTCTTTCGCCCATTTGATAGCATCTTTTGCATTATCAAAAGTACCAGTTTTACCCCTTTTATTCATTTGGGTATAAACGATATATTTTAGTTTTTTCGCATTTTCCATAGTATTACCTCTCAATTATATTTACATTATACACTGTTTTTAAAACAAAGTCAAGGATTATTTTAGAAATAACCCCAGAAATCGTTCCACATATCGTCTACCACACCTTCTGCAATACCGATATCAAAATGAGTTTTTAAACCCAACTTCTCCACCACAAAGGCTTTCATCTCTGCGATATGTTCACACTCACCAATCTTGGTTTCAAGACCGTCAATATCAAAGACTTTCTCTTCAATATCCATGATGTAGTTCTTAACTTTTCCCATAATTTACCTCTTTCTCTATTATATTATCATTATACACTGTTTTTAGAACAATGTCAAGCCTTTTCTGCAAATAATTTACCCATTCCTTCAAAGACCACATTATAGGCATTTACCTCATATACCCAAACATCAAAGAAATCATCATCATCCATTTCGGTGTCTAAGGTGCAATGTGTGTTCCATATTGCGTTCATCTTCTCCATACCACCCAAAAGGTTACCATCTCCAAGACCTTTGATAGTAGTTACAGCGTCATCCCACTTAGGGGTTTCAACATAAAAATTAGGAATTCTAAACATATTTTTCTCTCTCTCTTTATCTTAATTACTCTTAGAGTATACCTTGTTTTCATAACAAAGTCAAGTCTTTTTTTGGGCCTAAAAAAACCCTTGAAAATCAAGGGTTTAGTTAGTTAATTTTTGTTAGGTTTTGAGATTAATTCCCACTCTTCATCCGTATATGGCCACATGATTCGCTACCTTAATTCTACAATTTTCTTATCGTATTCTGCGTTTGTTTTATCATTCATTCTGGATAGGTAAAAGAACGAATCACCTCTAGGTGTAAATTCATACTTCATCTGTTCCATGATTTGACGGTTTGCACTTAGTTGTTTACCTCTTTGAATGTTTAATAATGCTTTAGTAATATGATATCTTATCTCATCACAGACATGACAAGTACGCTCATACACAGCGCTAGCTACTGACATAATAGTCTCCTTTTTTTATTATTGAAAAATAGTTTAGTTTTAAACTACATAGTTATTTATAAGATTAGACCCATTCTGGATACGCAAAACTGTCATGCGTTTCCGTAAACAGTGTTAATAATATTGTTAACTCTTACAAATGTTGCACACTTAGATAATGATTTTAATCTCTTTGCACCCACATAAGTACACGCAGAACGAATACCAGAAAGTATATCAATAATGGTATTATTTACAGCACCACGATATGGAACTTCTACGGTTTTACCTTCGACTCCACGATATTCTCTATGTGGTACATTATGTCTAGACATTGCAGATTCAGATGCCATTCCATAGAATGTCATTTTTCCATCTACAACTTTACCATCACATTCATCATGTCCTGCTAACATTCCACCAATCATTACAAAGTCTGCACCAGCGGCAAACGCTTTTACAATATCTCCAGAATTAGTACAACCACCATCTGCAATAATGTGTCCATTTAATCCATGAGCTGCATCTGCACATTCTATAACTGCACTAAGTTGTGGATATCCAATACCAGTTTTAATTCTTGTCGTACATACAGAACCAGGCCCAACTCCTACTTTTACAATATCTGCACCAGCAAGAATTAGTTCTTGTGTCATATCAGCAGTAACCACATTACCAGCAACAATAGTTGCATCTGGGATATGTTCTCGTAACGACTTTATTCCATCAATTACAGAAATGGTATATCCATTTGCAACATCAATACCTATGAACTCCCATTTAGTATTATGAAGTGTCAACGTAGTTATATCATCAAGACCAGCCATCATACAGACATTACGACCTTTACCAAATGCAGTAATATCTTTTTTAAGATAATGTCTTGCTGGACAAGTAATCATTTTATGTTCTGATAACACACTGTGCATCTCTGGTGTTCCAACTGTATCCATGTTAGAAGCCATGATGGGGATGCCTGTCCATTCTTTTTTACTATGCACAAACTTATGAGTTCGTGTCATATCAACATCATATCTGGAAGTTAGGGTTGACCTTTTTGGTCTAATTAGTACGTCTGAATAGTCTAGTTTGATATCTTCACTTATAAGCATTGTATTTTCACCTTTTGTTACTGTTAAACAATTTTTCCATTTTATTTTGTCTAGGTCTTCTCATGACCTTTTCTCTTTGGGGGGGTTCTGTTTTTGGTTCTACTTTTTTCATTCTTTTTGCAGCTTCATCTTGTTTTTTCCATTTCACTTGTTCTCGCATACTTAACTGTGGTCTAAAATGTTCTAGAACTTCTTCTGCATTTTCTGTAAATTCTAACATAAATTTAATTGCAATATAACTATCACCTTTAAACATAAGACGGCTATTCTGGTAAACTTTACCTTTACCATCTTCCATTAGTATTGTACAATTTTTACAGTCAAACCTCATCTTTGTGCAGTCCTACAAAATACTCTGCATCAACTACAACTAATGGTTTATGATTATTTCTTTTAATCACAACCACTGGTTCATAGTTTTTAGAGTTTTCGACTGCTTGAGAATATGATTCCCATATATTTAATTTTTCTTGATTTTTACACTCAATAGAATAAGGGAACTTTTCTCTTGCAGCCCTTGCCATAATTAAGTCTTCACCACCAGCACCCATAGACCTAGATTCCACATCTTCTGGATGAACTTCTAATTTTTCAATCAATTGGTCACGAAACCATTGTTGTAATCTGCGACCTTTAGCTTTTGCACTTTGTGTTTTCATTACCATGACCAATCCCATTTCCAAGGTAACATTGAAACACCCAACATATTAAAGAAAATCTCGGCAATATAAACTATAACAACAAATATACAGATTTCAAAAATAAGTTTATACGGTTGGGGTAATTTATTTTTCCAAGCAACAAACCTACTTTGTTCTACCTTCTCATCAAGTTTTGTTTTGTTTATTATTTTTTCTGTCCACCAGTTATGGTCTAATATATTTTTCAACATTATAAGAGGCCAGAATATTATTTTAAGAATTTTCATATAGTTTTCCACTGTTGTTTTAATGGTGGTGATACAATTGATTCATCTGTCCAAGTTTCATCCCAAACGTCCATGTTTGCTTCAGACCACCTTGTGTAATCTTTTTCACAAACATCACAACGACAGTGGTGACAGACTAAAATATTCTTGTCTGCACCAAAGTCTTTGTATAGTTTAGTATTACAATGTGTTTCGTGTCCACAATTTTTGCAACCACTAATCATCCGATTCACTGCATTTACATTCTGTACAAGCACATTGTCCATGTTGACAACGACTATATTTGCAGTGACACTCATGACCACAATTTTCACAATTAGTCATAATCGTACTCCTCATATTCTTCGTTTACTTCATCTTCATCATCAATATTTATCTCACCACCACAAAAGACACAATGTCTTGCATGGTAGTATTTTTCTGACATTCCAAATTGAACCTTAAATTCAACGTCACAGTCATTACAATAAAGAACTTTTTTTGCCATATTCTATGCAGCCTCGTAAGCATCATCCCAAGTTCCAGATAAACCAGCAACCTCGTATTCTGTTACTCTGTTTTCAAAAAAGTTAGTATGGTCTGCACCATTAAGTACCCACTCTAACCAAGGTAGGGGATTTTCTTTCACTTTAAAATTAGGTTTCAAACCAAGTTGCAACAACCTTCGGTCTGTTATATACTTTATATAGGTCTTTACATCAATCGCTTCAAGTCCTTCTGGAGCACCCATCTTATAGGTTAACTGAACAAACTTATCTTCTAGTTTGACTGATTGTCTTGCCATTTCGTATATTGCAGCTTTGAACTCATCATCTACAATCTTTGGATATTCTGTACAGAACTGTCGGAATAGTTTTGCAATCCCTTCCACATGGATAGATTCGTCACGAATAGACCATTCTACGACCTTACCCATACCTTTCATCTTTCCATACCTTTGGAAATTCAATAACATTACAAATGATGCAAACAAAGCAATACCCTCATTCATCACTGACTTTGCCATTGCAAGTGCAAGACCTTTATGGGTTGAAGTATTTGAATCCATCATGAAATCAATCTTATCTGACATTTCAGAGTATTCCAAAAATGCATGATATTCTTCTGGTGGAAGACCAAGAGTTTCATTCAGTAGTGCATATGCTCTCTGGTGGATTGCTTCTCTATTTGCAAACGAACCTAACATATTTCTTACTTCATTATTCTTGAACTTTGGAATTAATTGGTCATAGTAGTTTTGACCAACTGCAACATCAGCTTGTGTAAACAGTCTAAGAATATTAGTAATATATTCTTTTTCAGTTTCACTAACCTTTCCACCCTTCCAATCTGCAACATCTTCTGCAAGGTCTACTTCATCTTCAATCCAGTGAACCTTTTCATGTCTTGTAGTAATCTCTACTGCCCAAGGATAGAAGAATGGTTTATAGGTTTCATTAAATTTTAACAAACTACCAGCACTTCTCTTCTTAAATAAAGTGTCTGCATATTTCATTAGGTTATCATACCCACCGATTCTATCACCATCAATAAATATTTGTGGTACAGAGTTTACTCTACGAACATCAGCAGGGGCTCCGATTACTTCTTTAATTCCATTGATTGATTGATAGAACTCTAGACGTTCTTCTTCATTATCCATTAATTGTAGTTCAAATTCAAATCCATTGTCATCTAACCACTTCTTAGTCATCTCACAAAAAGGACAATCTGATTTAGTTATTACTTTTATTTCCATTACTTTTTCCTTCCGTTTTTTATCCTTGACACGCAACACATTCTTCTTGTGATTCAATTTCAGAAACTAGTTCTTGTGATTGATAATCTTGTAGTGCATCTCTTTTAACTTTCTCTGCAACATTCTCTGCTCTTTGAGTTGTTTCAGTTCTTAGATAGTATAATCCTTTAACTTCCCTCTTCCATGCATTAAAATGTACTTGATGTAAATACTTTCTATCAGCACCAGCAGGGAAAAACAAATTAACTGATTGACCTTGACATAAGAATCTTTGTCTAGTTCCTGCTTGGTCAATAATTTTATTCTGGTCAATTTCTATCGCAGTTTTGAAAACATCTTTGGTTGCATCATCTAAAAAAGATAAGTGTTGTACTGAACCACCATTAGTAATAATGTCTGTCCAGACTTTATCAGTGTTCTTACCTTTTTCTTCTAACACTTCTTCAAGGTACTTGTTCTTAACCAAATGAGAACCAGCTCTTGTTCTGTGTGTGTATGCATTTGCTTTTAATGGTTCGATAGATGGTGAAGTTCCACAAATTATAGAACTATTAGCATTAGGTGCAATTGCAAGTAAATGTGCATTACGTCTGCCAGTGCCTTCCATATCTGGTGCTTCACCCCTCTGTGAACCCATTTGTAAACTTTCTGCAATTGCTTCTTTTTGGATATACATGAATATTACGTTATTCCATACTTGTGCAGATTCGGATTCAAATGCAATTCTTTTCTTATGTAAGAAAGCGTGCCATCCCATTGCACCAAGTCCTAATGACCTTTCTTGTGTTGCAGAAAATCTTGCACGACTAATCTCATCTCCAGCATTATCAATAAAGAATTGAAGTACGTTGTCTAAGAATCGTGTAAGGTCACGAATCATTGTAGTACCCTTCCACTCATCAAACATTTCTACATTTACAGATGAAAGACAACAAACAGCAGTTCTATCTTCAGAAGTTGCAAGGTGGATTTCATTACATAGATTTGAACCATTTATCTTCAACCCTTTGTCTTTTTGGGTCTGTGGTAATGCACGATTAGCGGTATCAATAAAATTAAGATATGGTTCACCAGTTCTAAATCTTACTTCTAATATTTGTTCCCATAACTTTCTTGCAGGCATTGTTTCTCTAACAGTTTTATCATGTGGGTCAACTAAATCCCAACTTTCACCTCTTTCAACTGCTCTCATAAATGCATCTGTAATATTGATTGCATTATGTAGATTTAAATTCTTACGATTAACATCTCCAGTAGGAACACGCATATTCATAAATTCAATAATATCTGGGTGGTCAACATTCATGTAAGCTGCATAAGAACCCTTACGAGTTTTACCTTGACGATATGCAGTCATATCTGCATCTACTGTATGAAGAAATGGCATCGGCCCAGGCGCTTTGTCTGACACTGCACGAATATCACTCCAGTGACCACCAACTCCACCACCCTTAACTGACAACCAACGTAATTCAGCAGTGTGGTCAATTAGTCCTTCCAGACTATCTGGCACATAAGTTAAAAAACATGAAATAGGAAGTGCTTTTGCTTTTTCATTTGGTTTTGGTGCATTTGATAAAACTGGTGATGCAAACATAAACCAACCTTTAGAAACATATTCATAAATTCTTTGTGCTAAATCCATATCACCATAACAATATGCAACTGACGCTCTTGCATATGCTTGTTGTGGAGAATCTTCACCGTCTTTACAATAGTAATCTTTTACCAATTTATGTGCTTGTTCAGATAACAATTTATCTCTATTTTTTTCTATATTAATTCCTAAGTATTTTCCAGATGATTCAGATGGTGGTAACTTGACCACCGTGGACGATTGCGCCATGGTATTCTCTCCTATTTGTTAAACTTTTTTCCAGTGTGATATCTGTGTCTTGGCTTGTAAACCAGAAAAGGTATTTGTATGTATAATATCAGATATTTCTTTATTTGTCAAACCAGAAATTATCATATCATTTATATCCTTTTCTTTTATTCTTTGAGGCCAGATTACGACACTATAATCCTCCTCAATCGCTTTTTCTATATTCTTAACAATTTCTCTATTTCTAGGTTCGTTGTCAAATACTAAAGTACTTTTAGTTTTGTATTGAGGTAGGCGCAAGTCTCCTTGAGCCACTGCAATACAATTTGGAAGAAACAAACTATCAATAGGGCCTTCCACGATAAGAGTATTCCTATTATCGTCCACCCTATCAAGACCAAAAATCTTTTGATGATTTTGGTCAAGTACAATTGTAATGTACTTCGGTTGTTCTTCTCCAAAAGACCTTCCTTGATACGCAAAAACCTTACCGTGTTTATCACGAAAAGGAATCACCATTCTAGGATGGTCATTCGTCAAATCCTTGAACTTATTAGGTATTAACTCATTAGTCCAAGTAAAAAACTTATTGACCAAATAAATATCATTGTATCTATGTTGGGGTATAAGGCGTTTACTGATAGATTGCACAGCTGGGTGGTCTTGTCCAAGTTCCCTAAACGACTTGTGTTTAGACAAAATGTCTTTTTGAATAAAGACAGGCTTTGGTATATTGAACTCTGGATTTTTGACATTCCCACCTCTTCCATTTGCTGTAGAACCTTCCTTGTATCTTTCAACAAGGTATTCTTTATATAGGGATTCGTCAACCTCTAAAACTAAGTTTGCAAGGTTTGTTCCCTTAGAACAGTTATGACATTTATAGAACAAATCATTCTTTGTTCTATAGACATAACCTCTAGCTTTTGATTTATTTTTCTGACTATCTCCACAAAATGGACACCGAAAATTCCAGAGGTAATCTCCTTTTTTGGAAAACCTCTGCAATCGGTGTGACATTAAGTTGAGATATTTAATATCTACAAATGTACTCATGTTGTAGATAATACCCTAAACTTGACTGAAAGTCAAGTCTTATTTAAAGATTTATTGTAATTACTTTTTGAATGATGAAACCAGCGACAATTGAACCACCTACAATCAACCATTTCCACTTTTCCAGAATACCAACACGACTAGATAACTCTTCACGCATCTTTCTGAAGTGTTCTTCTTCTGTTTTACTGTGAGCATTCATCTGTTCCACAAGTCTACGCTCCATCTCACCCATTGCAGTGTGAGTTTCTTTTGCATTAGTGGTTATACGAGAATGTAAATCTTGTATGTTATCTCTTAATTGATTCTCTTGTTCGTTCAATGCATCTTCCTGCCTGGCTAATTTTTCTTCATGTACCGCCATGATAGTATGTAATGAGGAAGAAACATCTGCAATTTTTTCAATTGCAGAATCAAGTCGAACATGAATTCCCTTCATATCCGATACTTCTCTTTTTAGGAGTTCAATTTCTGTTTCTACATTTACTGACATACAGTTATTTATTAGTTTCGATTTGCGAGTGGATTATCCAAACTCTTTTGTAACTTACGGTTTAAGTCCTCTTCAAGTGTGTTTAGTTCTCTTTTAACGAATCCTTCCAAACCAGATACCTTATCATTGAAACGATTGTTTGCATCATTAATCATATTACGAGCATCAGTCTTGGTTCTATCCATAAGTGCAGTTGCTTCATCTTCTAGTTTATCAATATCGTTCTCTACCTTTTCCAGTAGTTTCTCTGTACGAATAATTTCGTCACGCAAATCGTGTTTTGTGTCACGCATCATATCAACCGAATCATTCACACTGTCTCTGATAATAATAATCTCTTCTTTGAACACTCCAACTGTTTCTTTAACAATTTTCATATCCTCAGCCATTACTGCAAGTGACTTATCAAACTCTGATAAATCTGGTGCAACATATTCTTGGATTTGTTCTTTCATATCCATGTAGTCTTTATAAAATTCAAAGCCTCCCCATAGACCACCACCTAACATTGATACTAGTGGTATAATCATAAAGAGTTTACTTCCAGTAAGTTTCACTCCCCCATATTCTACTTCTGCCATTTTTATTCTCCTAATTAAAGTTATATTGTAAATCTTCCATTGCAACAAAGTTTGGGTCATTTAAAAACCATCTTGCATATGCATGGTCTACCACTGGTTTTGGTGGATAGAAATTTACTTGTGGTAATTTCTTTTCACTATAATCAAATCCAGGCACATATGAAATCAATGCAAGTAATTGTCTCTGCACTAACATCTGTTGTTCTATAGATACTGATTCCTCAACTTTTTTTGTTAACTCAATCGCTTTCTGTGCAAGTAACATTTTTATTTTTTCATTTTTAGTCGTTTTCTTTTTGACTACTTTTTTCTTCTCTGGTTTATCTATTTTTTCTGAAGGAACTGATTCTTCTAATTCTGCAATCTCTTTTTCTATATCATCCTCAGAAGTTGTTTCTCCTTGACCACCCACAGAACCATCTTTATCTCCAGGCGTTTCTTCAGTCTCATCTCTTTCTTTCTCAAAAGGATTACTAACATTCTCTTCTTCTATTGGTTCTTCCTCAACTCTTTCTAGTTCTGCAATTTCTTTTTCAATGTCATCTTCCATATTCATCTGGTCACCAGAAATAGTATCTTCAACTTCTTGAAACCCATTTCCACTATCCAGTTCCACTACTTGCACTGTTGGAACTTCTGGTAAAGTCATAACATTAGGAACACCCTCAATCACAGTTGTTGCAACAACATCTATTTCTGTATTTTCAATACCGTCATCAATAATCTCATCAGTCAAGTCCTCTAGTGCAATCGCTTCATTGTATCCTATACAAGTTACATCATACAATGGGTCTGATTGACACTGCTGTTCTATATATGCTTGTTGATATCCTATACAAGTTATGTCATATAGTGCATCAAAATCACATTGTTGTAATTGATAAGCTGCATCATAACCAGTGCATTGTGGGTCAAATAAAGGGTCTAGAGAACATTGTTGATTCAAGTATGCAGTTTGGTATCCAGTACATTTACTATCGTAAAGTGGGTCTAGTTTACATTGTTGATTGAAATATGCTTGTGCATAACCAGTACAACCACTATCAAATAATGGATTTAAACTACACTGTTGATTATAATATGCATTTGCATAGCCTGGACAAGCAGGGTCAGTTAAAGGATTCGCACTACATTGTTGAGTTAGAAGTGCATTTGCATAGCCTGGACAAGCAGGGTCAAATAATGGATTTGCAGTACACGCTTGAGTAAATAATGCATTTCCATAGCCTGAACAAGTTGCATCATGTAAAGGATTTGATGCACATATATCTGCTGAATAGATTACACTACCAACCATATTCTTTATTCTAGGGCCGTAGTTCCCTGACCAATAACCAGCATCATATCCAAATATTTCTACTTGTACATTTGCAACTTCAAGTTGGGTAGGTGCCCATGCTAATATATTTTGTTGTGACCAGTTTGGGTCTGCAAGGTTAGGATTAATATTATGAGTATCTAATCCACTATAATCATATGTCTCTGTAGAGATAACATTACCAGCAGCATCATACCCAACAACTTTTAATTCTAATACATCAAGACACTTACCATTTGTTTTTGCAACTAGACAACTACCACTAATTGTATTGTGGTTTTTATTGAAGATTTCCATTTGCATATGATAACCATCAATTTTTATACCAGCACTTCTAAGTGCTTGATTAATTGCAATTGAGAGTTCCCAAGTATCTTGAGTATGTTGAAACCATAACTCATCATTACCATTCCAAGTTACAATGTTTGCAGTGGAATTACTATTTAAAGTACCAGATTGAAAGTTGGGTAATACATTCTGTGTAGAATCAAATACTGGTTGACTTTGTTGTAAGTGTGTAGATGGGTCTTCTGCACAAGTTGTACCAGTGATGAAGTTTACACTTCCATCTGTAGAACAATCAGTTGTGCCTAGTTGCTGTGCGCTAGAGTAAGAATAGAAGCAGAGTAAGAAGACTGACGCCACCAACGATAGCACCGTTCCTTTTTTGAACATCTGATTTTGTCTCCAATGATATTGGGTCTGGAATTTTATCTGGATTAACCTTCCAATCTTCAGACGCTTGTTCTCCAATTTTACCCATAAATGGGCAAGGTGTGCCAGCCATTTCCATTGCATCATATACTCTTCTATCTTGGCAGAGTACAGACACGGCAGCTACTTTCATACCCATATCGTATAATGTTTTTGAAATTTTTAGTCTTTCACAATTTGCATCACGAATCATCTCACCAGTTGATATACCTAAAATTTGTGTTTGGACTGCTCCAGACACACCAGTGGTACATAGGTCAGATGATGAAGAACCCACTGAAGGTGAGATAGCAGAAGGTGGTGGAGATATAACAATCGTCCTTCCTTCTGTTTTCACATCAGATTTACTATCGGTTGTTGTATTAACAACTGTTTGTGCTATAGATGTAGAAGTTGTGGCTATAAGAAATAGTGCAACAATCAAAAAGTTTTTGCTCATATATGTTTCTCTCTCGAATCAGCATTCTAGTATACAATCGCATACAGTCTTATTTATAATGCAGATGTTCTTTGTCAAGAATTTGACAGTATAATAATTTGACGTTATTTACCGTCACCCATCTGACGTTCTGCATTAGTTTCTAACTCATGCAATCTTTGTTCCAACTCATCAATCTTTTTAGTTACATGGGGATATTTTTTTCTCCATGCATCTTCTGGTTGTTTGAACCAAGTCCAACCCCACCTTTCAACAAGATAATCTAGAAACATATCGAACTTTGCATAACACCAAAGTCCTGCTGTTGTACCCTTAAAATATGCTAAAAAAGCTGCACCAAATAATGCACCAACAATACCAGTGTAAATCCATAATCTATCACTGACCATTCTTTCAATCATCTCTAACATTATACGTCATATCCTTTAACTCTTTTAGCGTATGTGGAAATATTATGGTCATAAACACCATCAAAGAACTGTCGTTTAGACCATGCTTTAAATCTACCACGCATACTGTCTATGAACCTTCTCCACATATTCATTTTACATATTTTTCCATTGTATCCAATATATACATTTTTTCCATGATGCCTGTATCCCATCATCCAGAATGGAACTTTACATACTACATCATTGTTGTTCTGAAAACGATAATGGTCTACATTCAATGAACTTACCCACCTCTTATCACCAACTCTTGGAGAACCGTATGTATATAAACAATGTGGGTGAATACCCTCTTCTTGTAATCTTTTTGCACAGATAGTTGCCATTGCACCACCTAACGAATGTCCAGTGATATGAATTTTTCTGTCTTGAATATCTGCAACTGTAAAGTTTAAATCATCCCAGATTTTTTTAATCTCACCTTGAAACCCACCATGAACATCACCAGTATTATGCATACCTTGTCTTTGTATTGCATTTAGGTCTGCTTTAACATCAGACATTTCTGTCGGTTCTGTTCCTCTAAAAGCAATAATCGCATCAATATCATTCCACATGACATAACATTGAGCGCCTTCTTTGTCAATGAATCTATGATTGGTAAAACCATAGTGTTTGAATGTTTTACTCGCTTCTTCTGGGTCTTTATATGCAACACCAGAAAGAAGGGCCATTAAATATGGCTTATTCTGTATCTCTGTCATCTTTCTCACTCTCTGAAGGTCTTGTTGCCTCCTCGTAGTAAACGATAATCTGTTTCTGTTGTTCGATATACCTTCTCAGTTCTGCAAAGTTTTTTGATAGATTTTCGTAATCTTTTATAGAAATTGCAATATACGAATCTGCACCATTTTTCTTTTCAAACTCTTCTTTGAATTGTTCAAAGTTTTCTTCTGGCGATACAACATAAATCTTTATTTCGTTCATTTGTACTTGTCTTGGGTGAGGAACAATTGGTATTTGTTTCTCTACAAGTTTTGTTACCGTAACAACTTGTTTTTCTGGTTTATAGAAACTAGAGCAACTACTTAGAAGTAGTGTTGTCACCAGTAACAGACTCAAGGTCACCCCATAGTTTATCTGTCGCATTTTGCATCCTCTTTTCAATCAACCCAGGCTTCTTATTTGCAAGGTGGGTTAGATTATGTTTATTTAGAGTATTCCTTAGTTCATCACCATACTCTTCTGATTTTCTTAAATCTTGATTTAGTTGATTAGTGAGTGCATTTAACCTAACACTGTTCTCTTCTATTTTTGAAATAGTCAGTTGGTTTTCTTCATTTGCAACTTCTAACTTTGCGTTGTTCTCACGCAATTGTGCAATGGTTGCTTGCGTTGTGTCATAGTAATACTTGGCGGCATAAACTGCACCGCCAAGTAAACCTAGAACTACAATTAATATGTAAATTCTAAACATATATGTTACTCACTTTTCCAGATAGTCCAGATACCCCATGCAATTGCTATACCAGCAGCAATTTTTGCAAGTGGTGCCATGAATAGAATCATAAGTCCTAGTCCGATACATACTGCACCATCCCAAGATGTTCTTTCACCTATTCTGTTTTTAATCCAATTAATCATTTTTTTTCTCCTTAATTGAAGTTTTCATAACTAATAACTTTACTAGTTGTTTTAAAATCTTTCTTTCGCATAATTGTTTTGTTTGTTACTTCAAAACTATCATCACTCTTTGTTTTAATAACAACTGGTAAATTCAAATTCGTTGCCATGTCTTTCAACACAGCCTCAACGTCTGGATTATTAATGATATTCCTACCCTTATTCTTTTGTATCTTCTTAAAAAATCTTTGTAACTCAGATACTTTAATATCTGGACTATTTCGTGGGTCATTTAACCTATCTACGAAATGTCTGGTAAACTCAACATCAATACCGTATTTTCTCAGTATTCTATCTGCGAATTTTTCTAAATCATTAACATCCTTTTGTGTAAAGTCTTCATTAACATACTTACCATAGTTTTCTCTGTTCATAATCATAAACATTTTTTCTGCGAGTAAGTTGCCTGCGACATAATCTGCAAGGTAATGAAATCCTGCTTTAACTCTTCCAAGACCACATTCCTTTGCAGCCTCTTTAATTCCTTTTTCATGTTTTGGAAACTTCTCCGAAACATATAGTGCAATCAACATTGATTGAGTTGCATGACCAGATGGATAACTTCTGGTTTTATTTGTGACACTTGACATTGGACGAATAGACCTATCAACTTCGTGTGGTCTAGGAACATCAAATGTATCTTTAAAATACATAATTGTTTTTCTAGATTGGTTTACTATTTGTTTCATTTCATCATAGTGAAACTCTAAACCATTTTCTTTACAATATTGTTCGATTGCATAAAAAGAATTTTCATCATGAAGACGAATAGATGTTTCATCTTCTGGTGTTCTTCTTGCAATAATATCTTTCAATATTATAATTTCTTTTTTCATGTCAAATGTTGGTGGGGGGAGTTTGATACGCTTGTGTGCGTTCATTGGGAAAAACTTATACTCTGGTTTTTCCTCAACTTTTTTTGTTCTCTTAACAATTCGTTTTACCTTTGCATTTAGATTTGCAACTGGTTTTACGTTTGTATAATTTGTATATGTGACTAAACTCATCAATATCCCCTAGTGGTCATAAAGACCTTTGGTATTACTATTTATGTAAACTGGTTTACAATAAGCAGTAGCTTTATGTTCTGGGGGAACTAGAGATGAATAACTATAATTTCCGTATCTTTTCACGATACGACTTGCATACCAATTGCAAGTCTCAATACTGCGAAAATACATAGGTTGACCACCTTGTACTTTATCTGCTAAAAGGAAGACCAAAAGAAATGCGTGTATCATGCATCACTTAAAGACAACTCCAACAAGTTTCATAAATTGAGACTTTCCACCCTTGTTGATAATATCTTCCATCTTCTTCTTCGTATCTGGTTTTACTTTTCCAAGAGCTTGAGTTAATGCAGATGCAGTAAATAGGTCAACTCGCAATGTTCCATCTTTTAATTTAATCTTGTTGTTTTGTTTATCTTTAACAATTTTCTGAAGAACATCTACGTTTGCTTCATTAAGATACTCTTCACCAAAGTTGTCCATATTTTCTTTTACAGACTTTCTAAAGTTTGCTTCTCTCTTTGCTCGTAATTCACCCATTCTTCTAATAAATGCTTTTGATTCTTTTCTTCGACCATCATACTTCTGCATTTCTTTTTGTCTTTTTTTACTTACTGCATTGGGTGCCATGTCTACTCCACCACTTGCAATTGAGTTTGCTGGTGCATCTTCTGTTTTGATACCCAACATCTCATCTTCGTAAAACTTTTTCATTATGTCGTTAAATTTTTGTGTCATAGTTCTAAATCCTCGATTCCAACTTCCTTAATGTCCTCTGCACTAACAAAGATTTTAGTTTGTGTTGGTATATGTATAACTGGAAATATTTCTACTCCCAACACTGTATCAGATGGTGCAATCGGTTCAAATGCTTGAACTTCATCACCTTCTAATGCATCTGGACTTTCTGCATCTTCTACGTCAAATGTAATATCATTTACAAGTTTATAAAGGCCTTTCGGTAACTTACCGTCATCTAGTGTAACTTCTTCTGATATTGTATTATCTAGTTCAATGTTGTTTTCTTTCAGATACTTCATGAACTCTTGTTCCCACATCTTTGGGTCAACATCTTCTTTGAATGTATCCTTCAGTAAAAATAGTGCGGCTGCATAACTACCTAGTTTTGTTCTCAGACCAGGCACTTTACTAAAAATCTTTTTAATGTTAAAAACTAATTTATGAAGAACTGTATATGAATTTTTCTCTGCAATTGTATTGAGAATGGTAGGTTTATTCGTGCCTGGAATTAAGATACGGTTACCTACCTTATCAATTACTCCAAGTTTATATGCCTCTTGTTTTTCAAAAGGTGTTACCAATATCTTTATAAATCTATAGGTAACAAATAAATCTATCGCTCTTCCCATTATAGTTCCCTTAAAACTTCTGTAATCTTCAAATCATCATTAATTTCTTTCATTTCAGATGGTGGTAACATATTCAGATACACCAAGAAAGATTTCAATTGTGACCAATGTTCTGGTTCTATTTTAAATAATAATAAAGTAGAAGCAGCATCAGGCCCGAACACATTGTTCAGTATGATAATATGATTGAGTAGTAATCGTTCTTTTACGATACCGTCAACCTTATACTTTTTAAGTAATCTCTTGATATACTTAAATCGTTTCATATCATCATAAAACTCTTTTTCGCCTTCACACTGTGGATTATCATAATGTTTTAGTGCAAACAGTAATACATTATCATTCGTTATTTTTTCAAACATTTAAGAAATTTGTGCAAACACCTTGTGAGTACCAGTTGGAAGTTTTTCGTATACAAAATTAATACTTCTACCACTCTCAGTTTCGTTAACTATTTCTTCTGGAGCACTATCAATATCTTTTCCATAAACTCCACCGTGTTTCACTAGGGGTACAGAAATTTCTCCTTGTTCTCCAGTAAATTGAACATCACCAAAATTTATTCCAACTCGCATAAGTTTATTTCGTAATTCATCTACAGCTTTCTCTGGAACTAAGTATTCTCTAATCCCAATAGAACCTACAAATGCATTTAGTTTTTCGATAACAGAATCATCAGTCAAATCCATTAAGTTACCGTCTTCATCAATAGCATTTTGATGCTCATCAATTGAAGAATATTCTTTAAACGTCTTCATTTTTTATCTCCATCTTCATGTTCTTCATCAAAACCATCATCTCCATAAATTTCTTGAAGAGGTTGTTTTTCTTTTTTGTCCTTGGAAATTTTCTCAACTGGTTCAACCTTTGGGGGTTGATTTACCATTGGAATTCCACCAGCACCGTATCTAATTGGTTCAACCATAATTTATCTCCTAAGCAATTGTTGCGTTAAAGTTAGAAACAAGATACCACTTGTTATTTGTAAAGATACAAACAACTGCTTCACCAAGTGCATCAAAAACAACTTGGTTAGTGTTACTTGCAGTTGAACCCCAACTAGTAACTGTCATGGTATATTTTCTAGAACTTGTTGGTGCAGTAGTCATGACAAGAATTTTAATCTGTCCATTTGTACCATCTGCAAGAGTACCAGTTGCGTTTGAACTGAAACTCGCACCATCTAACAATGTAATTGATGTAGTTACATTGGGTGCAGTAGAACCAGTAATTGATTGTGCAGTTCCATCTAATCCAAGATAAGTTGGAATATTATTAAAAATGTTTGCAACACTAATCTTTTTGTTAACTGGTGTACCAGATGGGTCATCAATCACATGAAGTAAATCTTCACCAGCGATTGCATTACCTAAATCTGTTAACGCAGTAATTTTCTTATCAGCCATTTATTTTCTCCTATTAACCCTTTTTACTTTTGGGAATGCTACTATCGGTATTTTCCGATACCACTTTTAAATCAGAAAGGAATAAATCACATTGTTGAATCGCACCACTAATTGCATGGTGTTGTGCAACGAGATTTACCCTTTCTGCATCTATTTTATTTAAACTGTCTTTCACCGTTTCTAAATCTTTTTCAAGAGTTTGTCTACGAATATTAATTTCAGTCTCAGTCAATTGAGGCATAATTTATCTCCATTATTTAAAATTATCTATTATATATATTAACTATCTGGAGTTGCAACATCCTCTGCATCACCAGAAATACTTGAAGCAGCAACTAGAGTTTCATAATGAACTCTACCAGCACGACCACCAGTACCTACAGTTTTCTTAACCCAACCAATGTGAGAAACCTCACTTGCGTTTGTATCTCCATCAGAACCAAGTCCTTGAGATGCAACAGCAGTTGCTTGAGTGGCACCAGTTACAATTGTAAATGTTTGAGCATT